ATAAAATAACCTTAAAAAGTTGCCGTGCGTCTTGAATTAATGGATTTTCTGCAATGTAGGAAAAAATACTCAATACTGCGCCCGAAAATATCGATAAAAAACTATGATTATGGCTATTCATTACTTTGCTTTTTAGAATTTCCAAAGTAATAACCAATAACCGAACCCATTAAACCAACCACAGCGATTTTAACATCGTTTTCTGGAGCTGTCCAGCCTAAAATGTATAAACCAACGGCTATAATTATTAAAGCTATTACGCCTTGTATATTAGTTTTTTGTATCATATCCTAAAAATCCGTGCTTTGGGTTATTAACTATTATTTCATTCTCTTTAAAATCAATTTCTTGTTCACTCATAACATCGTAATGATATCCATCAGCAAATATAGGCTTAATTTCTTCGGTAGGTTGATTAATAACAATTTTACCAAGTTCAACAATTGCTTGTATTCCCTCTCCGAAAGATAAGATTTCTTGTTTATCAATTGTTTGTTTTACATAAACTCCTTTGTCTAGTAAATCAGATATTGCAGTTTCTTTGTTTGTGTATTTTAATTTATAAATTTTCATAATATTATTGAGTTAATGCGATACATTCTGCATCAGTTAAATATGTTTTGTAAAGTTGAACTTGCTTGACTTTTGCTAAAAGAATAGAACCACCTGCTCCACTATCAAAGCCAAATCTGCTTAGATTAATTGGCAATGCTTGTGATGTTATAGTTCCTCTATTAGCTCCATTTACCCAAAGACTAATATCATTTACTCGGTATCTCACAGCTATTTTTGCAAATTGAGTTTCATCTGTAAATGTATAAGAAATACCTATAGGAAAAAATACTCCATTAACTGTTCCAAATATTGAAACTGCATTTGAAGTTGTTGAATAAAATAAAAACAATCTATTATTAGAAGTTCCATCTGAAATAGCAATTGTTCTTTGAGTTAAATCATTAAACAAAGCAGCACTTTCAATAAACATAACTCCCTCTGTTTGTCCTATTAAATCGCTTATTCCACTTTTACTACTTACATCTTGGTTTCTTGTTAATGCTGTAGTAGTAGTAGGGATGTAAGAGGTTGGATATACTCCTGTTTCAAGTTGCCCTTTTGTAACGCTTCCTGTAACGGTTAAAATCAAACCCCCAGTAGTTGGTGTAAAAGTTAAAGAAACTCTATTATTTACGCCTGTTCCAACTAAAGTGCCAATATAAGTACCACTAAATACAATTGTTCCTGTTCCATAAAATGAAACCGTACAAGCCAATCCTGTAGTTGCTATCGTCTGAGTAACTACTACGGCACTATTCAATAGTCTATTAGTCCTCTGTGGCTCTAACAATAAACTCGGACAACCTCCAACACTATCATAGTTTAATCTTGGAATAGTAGTTAAAACATTTTCCACATTTCCTAAAGAATTTATCTGAGTTGCCGAAGTATCTCGAGTAAAAGTTAAATCTCCGTTGCCATTACTCGGAATAATTGAATAGACTTTATTTGATTTTATAGCGTTTGGTGTCATAACCAAAGATGCTTTTGTAAGTAAACTCATTATATGTTATTTAAAGCGGTTAATGTAGATGTTTGACAAGATTCTGCGAAGTAAGTTCCTGAGTCGGTTGCTACTCTAATTTTGAAAGCGTTTATTAATACGGTCACTAAATTTCCAATTATATTAGTTTCTCCGCTATAACTTGTAAATTGAGCAGAACCCCAACCAATTGAGTTATTAACTGCCCCTTGCCCCCACCCTATTGTATTATTTACCGAACCATCCCCCCAACCTATTGAATTTGCCATATTTTTTTTATTATATTACTACTTTTGCGTTTCCTGCTGTATGGTATAAATTACCAACTTTTAAACCAGCAGCTAATGCGGCTGCGTTGTTTGCATATTCTTGAATTATTAACAACGGTATTACTACTACAGGAATAGGTATTAATGTACGTACAGGTGTAGCTCCTCCAAATTGAAAATGATAACTTGGATTGCTTCCGCCACTTATTCTATTTGCATAGTATTTTAAAACTATTGTATCAGTTGAACTAAAAATTCCATCATTCCAAATCCCACTTGCGCTAAATTCCGTATAACCCGTGTTAATAACGGGTAGCGTTGCACTTGAAGTAGCTACTAATGTTTCAACTCCTGCACTTGTTCTTTTAAACGCTTTAAAATAAAATTCAGCCGTTCCACTTCCGCTTATTTTAGTTATGTTTCCAATTGTTGTAATATTAAACACTCCAGGATTACCGACTATAATATTAGCACTTGTAATTAAACCAGCTATAAATTGGTTAGTAGTTGTAATTGCACCCGTTGGTATATCTACAGCAGTCGTATTATAATTTGGATCGGTTATAGAATTTACTAATTTATAATAACCATTTATTCCGCTTGCTACATTTGTTGAATAAAGTATTAAATTACTTGGCAAATCTTCCAAAGTAATAAAATGTGAAATTCCATTATCTCCATCATTAACAAGTTGACTTGTTTTGGTTAAATCAATTCCTGTAACTTCTTTAATTTCGTTGTTAATGTGAATTTTTAATTTGTTATCGTTTAAATACATTGCGCCATTCTCGATATTAATATCGTTTTCATTTTCGATTATATCGGTTTGCACTCGATAAGTTGTATCTTTAAATGTTGCCATTGTTATTTAATTTTAATGGTTTATTTTTTTCTAACTTAATTAAAAATTTCTTTAACTTTTTTTCATTTTCAGCATGATGAATTAACTGCATTTTTCTAATTATAATACCCATCCTGTGAAACTTGCATCATGATCTGGGAACATATCCCCATTAGAATTTGTGTTATACTCGGGAAAACTCGATTGGTTATAACTCATATAATCGATAAATCTTGTAGTATAATGATTTGCAACGCTTCTTTCTTTCTCAACTAAATAATCAATTTCTAATTTATCTACACTTGTAGCGTTTTCAGAGGTATGTTTAAAAACTCCTTTGTTTGCTATTGTATAAGCGCTGAAAGGTAAAAACTCTACCATTGCCCAATGTATTAGCATCGGTTTAATATAGTCGCTTAAAAGGTCTTTATACGTTTGCGTTAAATTATTTGCGACAATCCCATCGTTAAACTTTTTAAATAATTTTGTTCCTAAATAGGTCTGTATGTGAATATCCTGAGCTATCGAAATAAATTGAATAAAGCGATCCGTATCCAAATTGCCATTTAATGCAGTAAATTTAACTATGTCATCTCGTGTTATAAAAAGTGCTTTTGCCATTATTTCATATCGTGAGGTGCTATATAACCTCTTTTATCGTTAGTAGGTGCAATTTCTCCCGCTTTTCTTACGTCTGCTGGTGTTGATTTGGTAGCTGCTGTATTTTTTCCAGTTCCAATTTTTCTATACATTTCTCTAGTCCAAAAATGTTTACATGTTCCATTTGGAAAATTATCTGAAAGTAAACCGCCACCTTTCCAAAGAAAAATATCATAAGGTTGGTTTGGATTTGGACGCATACCAAAACCAGGATTAACATTCATTTGCGACATTGCTTCAATATCTTCCTTGCGATATAATTTATTTGCACCCATCATTTTTTTACAAAATTCTCTTTCTGGCGTAGCATTACCACTATATCTATAACGTGCTATAAATTTTTCAGTATCTTGTTCGGATGGGCTTTTAGTTCTTGCAGTTCCTGTACTTGCATTTGCAAACTCATAAACCTTACTTAATAGCGATTTTTTTGGGTTGTTTAAAGCGTATAATTCAGCGTCTAAGCGAATTTCTTCCTCGTAATTTACTTTTCTACTATCTACTAACTCCCATTCGTTTAAATCGATTTCCTCTCCGAAGTTTGAAATGTCAATTTCTTGGCTACTTAATTGAGTAGGTGTTTCAATTGCTTTTGTTAGTTCGCCTTCTGCGTCTAATGGTTGTAATTGATTAAATTTTAAATCTAAAGCAATTTCATTAAAAGCTAAAACTTTATCCAATCCGTCGCATATCGTTTCTTGAAATGGCTTAATAACCATATTTTCAAAAAGGATATAAGAGTTTCTTAATTCATCCGCATTTGCTGAAAATCCTGTTGAGGTTGCAATTCCAAATAGCAAAGGACTTGTTACATTGTGCGAAAGCATTATTTTTGCTAAACATTCATCTGACAAATATTTGTAATGTTCTGGAGCATCATTTAAAGGAATATCGTCAACGGTAGTCTTTTTAGTTTCGTCACTATTAAAAGCTACAATTACTTTTTTACCTTTTGAACCTGTTAAAGTCGCTTTTACTTTATTTTGTATAATTGTTTGTTGCTCCTCAGTTGGAACGCCATTATTAAAATTTACAATTTTAGTTCCTGAAAATCCGTTTTGAACTTCGTTAATTAAATAAGAACTAACTTCCTGCTCTAAAGTTGCATATTCTAACCCCCCAATGTAGTCAATATTCGAATAATATTTTTGACCTATTGTATAATTGCCCACCCGCAAAACCTCTAATTTTTCGGACTTACTTCCGTAGCCAAATAAAGGGATTCTTTTAGGTGGGAATTTCTTAGTATCTTGCCAGTTATCGGAGTAGTAAATTGCATTTATAACACCATCTTTATCACATTTTTCAGAACGTACTAAATTAGTCGGTAAATGTTCAACTCTTACAATTTTACTTTTTTGTTCGTTGTAGATTAATTGCAAATTGTACTCTCCTAATAATTTCAAATCTTTTGCTATTTTCTTAATTGTATCTTTAGAAAATAACATTTTCATTTGTGCGTACTCGTTAGGTTTACGATTTGCATCGTTTGCCGTTAAACCTTTTCCATAAATTAATTTACTAATATTATTAATTACTGCATTGTTTGTAGTAGAACCATTATAACGGTCTATTAAAAATTGATAATAATTATTTTCCTCTCCAAAATCTACCCATTCCTCGCGTTTATTTTCCGTAATTTTAGGTGCTTGGTAGTCTGCTAATTGTATAAAGTGTATATTACTCATAAATTATAAATTCGTTGCTTGTATGGTTCGCTACATAGTCGCCATTGTTAATAGTGTAATCCTGTATTGGTTGATTTGTGCACATAATTTTATCACGATATAAAGGAACTCCCTCAGCATCGAAACAATTTAATCGGTAAGTATGTCCATCAATTAAAAAGCTAAATGTTCTACTCGATAAAAATTTAACATAATATTTTTCAGTTACTAAAACGGGTTTGGTTATAGTAGTTGAAGTATTGGTTAATTCGTCAATAAATACCATCGTAGCAATTTCTTTGCTTCGTGGCATAAACTTGAAATTTTGTGTATAGGTATAATCTTTTAAAACTATCATACTTATATAACGTAAAAGATGCGTTTTTGTTTCTATAAAAAAAAGCCTACTTTAATAGTAGGCTTT